TGTAGAAAACCTAGCCAAAGAGTTAATTCTTAAGAATATGACTCCTGAACAGCAGATGGCTGTTTTGGAATCAGTGCGTCAGTCTGTTGCCAATGCAAAAGAAGTGCAAAAGAAGAAGATTGGCGAAAATGTTGACCTTGTTGTCCAAGCCTTAAAGAAGATTGAAGCTGATATTCGTGACCGATTTGATGCGGTTGGCAACTCCATTGAAAAACGTGTTTTGTCAATCCAAGATGGGCGTGATGGCGCTAATGGTAAAGATGGACGGGATGGTAGAGATGGTAAGTCGGGTAAAGACGGCATAAAAGGTGATAGAGGCATTGATGGTCAAGATGGTCGTGATGGCATAGATGGTACTGATGGCATATCAGTAGTCAATGCACAGATTGACTTTGATGGTTCTTTGGTAATTACCTTGTCTGATGGTCGAGAAATAAATGTTGGAGAGGTTGTATCTCAAGACATTGCTGAAAAAATCAAAGTCATCAGCACTATTTCCACCAATGCGGCAATTGCTGTAAAGGAAGAAGGAACAACAATTACCAATGGTGTTAAGAGCATTAATTTTGTTGGTACAGGCATTACGGCAACAACATCAGGAGATGATGTAACAGTTACTGTAGCGGGTGGTGGAGGTTCTGGAACGGTTACGAGTGTTGCGGCTTTAACTTTAGGCACATCAGGAACTGATTTAAGTTCTACTGTAGCTAATAGCACCACAACGCCAGTAATTACCTTAAATGTACCAACTGCTTCTGCAACCAATCGGGGCGCATTAAGTTCTGCTGATTGGACAACATTTAACAACAAGGGTTCAGGAACGGTTACTTCTGTTACAGGTACTTCTCCAGTTGCATCTAGTGGTGGTGTTACTCCTGCGATTTCTCTATCTGCTGGTTACGGAGATACGCTAAACCCTTACGCATCTAAGACTTTAAAATTTGTTTTAGCTGCGCCTAACTCCGCTGATGGAGTGCCTACATTCAGGGCAATTGTTGCTTCTGATATTCCTACACTCAATCAAAGTACAACTGGTTCTGCTGCAACACTGACAACATCAAGAGCCATTTATGGTAACAACTTTGATGGGTCTGCTGCATTAACTCAAATCATTGCTTCTACCTATGGTGGTACTGGTAATGGATTTACCAAGTTTTCTGGTGCAACAACAGCAGAAAGAACTTACACATTACCTGATGCAACAACAACAATTCTTACAACCAATGCGGCTGTTACCGTTGGTCAAGGCGGTACTGGTCAAACAAGCTATACCGATGGTCAACTTCTTATTGGTAACACAACTGGAAATACTTTAACTAAGGCAACATTAACTGCTGGCACAGGAATTTCAGTTACGAATGGTAATGGTTCAATTTCGATTGCATCAACAACTACAGGTACAGTTACAAGTGTTGCGGCAACAGTCCCATCATTTTTATCTATTTCTGGTACTCCAATAACAAGTAGTGGAACACTTGCAATAACTTATTCAGTAACAGCATTGCCCGTTGCGAATGGTGGTACAGGTGTTACAACTTCAACGGGATCAGGCGCAAATGTTTTAGGAACATCACCAACAATAAGTAGTCCAACAATAAGTGGAACTCCTGTAATGAGTGCGAGTGTGATTACTCGTAGCACTGCTGTTGCGTCTACTAGCGGTACAAGTATTGACTTTACAAGCATTCCGTCATGGGTAAAGCGTATCACGGTGATGTTTCAAGGTGTAAGTACCACCGGAACATCTCCATTCTTGGTTCAAATTGGGTATCAATCCCCTATTACATCTACTGGTTATGTAAGCGGTTCTCTTTCATCTCAATCTACAGCGGTAAGTTCAGCGGCATTCACATCAACAGCAGGATTTTTAGCAACTGGTGCAATCAATGGTGCTACCGGATTGCATACAGGAACAGTAACAATATTAAATTTTACAGGAACAACTTGGGTTGCTTCAAGTATTGTCGCCCAAACTGATGGAACAAGGGGTGCTATTGGTGGTGGAGATGTAACTCTTGGTGGTACTCTTGACCGAGTTCGCATTACAACTGTTTTAGGTACTCCAACCTTTGACGCAGGACAAATCAACATTCTTTATGAGTAAACATCATGACACACAGAATAGTAGTTAATTGCGAAACAGGTGAAGTCACTCAGGTGGAGTACACCGCTGAAGAACAAGCGGCATACGATGCGGCGGTAGCACAACAAGAAGCAGAATCTTCTATGGCAAATGATGTTGCCACTCAACAACAAACATCGTCAACTTCCCAATGACCCCAGAGCTACAAAAGTATTACGAAGACCGTTTTTCCATGATGTCTATGGACGGTTGGAAAGAATTAACTATTGATATTGACAATATGATAGAGTCACTCAATAATATAAGCGTTATTCCTGATGAAAAGACCTTGATGTTCAAAAAAGGTGAACTTTCCATCTTGACTTGGCTAAAAACCTTGAAAGAGGTCAGCGAACAAGCGTATGAGGAATTGAATGAAAAGAATGTTTGATTTTGCCTGTGCAAACGGGCATAAAACTGAAAGACTTGTTAATTATGAGTTAACGAGTTTTCGATGTGAGTGCGGAGAAACAGCCAACCGTACTCTATCTGCTCCAAACTTCAAACTAGAAGGGTGGTCTGGTTCTTTTCCATCAGAGCATGGGAAGTTCGAGAAAAAACACCTAGATCAGTTGAAGTGGGAGCAAAAGCACAACTCATAAACAGAAATGTCGAGTTGAATGTCCTAGAACCGATAACGGCAGGAAAAAGGTAAAAATATGTTGATTGACAATGAAGATGAGTCGCTAAGTGAGTTAGATGCAGTTGAGCAAAAGAAGCAACTACCTGAAGTAGCACCACTTTCTGAGATGCCTGAGAAATACAGGCAGAAATCTCTAGAAGAAGTGGTCAAAATGCACCAAGAAGCTGAAAAGCTGATTGGAAAGCAAGCTCAGGAAGTTGGGGAAGTGCGAAAGCTCGCAGATGAACTTATCAAGCAAAACCTCTCCTCTAAACAGCAACCTATTGAGAAAGAGCCTGAAGTAGATTTTTTTGAAAATCCACAAGAGGCAGTTCGCAGGACTGTTGATAACCATCCCGATGTACTTGCTGCTAGACAAGCTGGTCAAGATTTCAGGAAGATGCAGATTCAACAAAAGCTGGCGCAAGAGCATCCTGATTTCGGTCAAATTGCTCAAGATGCAGACTTTGTGAATTGGGTGAAATCTTCACCTGTTCGCCTTGGTTTGTACGCAAAAGCTGATGGCGAGTTTGATTACGATAGTGCAAACGAATTGTTGAGTACCTATAAACAGTTGCGTGGCGTTAAGACAAGACAGACTACAGATGCAGGGGAAACTCAGCGTAAGTCAAGTCTTAAGGCGGCAGGTGTTGATGTAGGTGGAAGTGGGGAGTCTGGAAAAAGAGTCTATCGTAGGGCTGATCTAATTCGGCTGAAGATGACTGACCCAGATCGTTATGAGGCGTTAAGCGGAGAAATCATGCAAGCGTATCAAGACGGTAGGGTTAGATAATTTAACTAATCGTTTTTTTGGAGATTTAACATGGCAACAGCATTTTCCCCCAGTGGTTCAGTTACCACAACTACAGCAGACAAGTTCATCCCTGAAATTTGGTCAGATGAAATCGTAGCTGCCTACAAGAAAAACTTGGTTCTTGCGAACTTGGTTATGAAGATGAACTTCAAGGGCAAGAAAGGTGACACCATTCACATTCCTGCACCTACCCGTGGTTCTGCTTCTGCTAAAGCCGCTGAAACAGCAGTCACTTTGATTGCTGCTACAGAGTCTGAAGTTACAGTATCTATCAACAAGCATTATGAATATTCACGTTTGATTGAGGATATTGTCGAAGCTCAAGCCTTAAACAGCTTACGTAACTTCTATACCTCTGACGCTGGTTATGCCTTGGCTAAACAAGTTGATACTGACTTGGTTCAGTTGGGTCGTTCAACCAATGGTGGTGCTGGTACAAATGCTTACGCAACTGGTGCATTCATTGGTGGTGATGGCACATCTGCTTATGTTGCCGCAAGCAACAATGAGTCAGCATTGACTGATGCAGCTATTCGCCGCACTATTCAGCGTCTTGATGACACTGATACCCCAATGGATCAGCGTTTCTTCATCATCCCTCCCTCAAGTCGCAATACTTTGATGGGTCTGGCTCGTTATACTGAGCAAGCCTTTGTTGGTGGTACAAACAATACTATCCGCACTGGTGAGATTGGTAATCTGTATGGTATCCCTGTGTTTGTATCAAGTAATACTGATACTGCATCAGGAACTGGTGCTGCACGAGTTTGTTTGATGGGTCACCGTGATTCAATGGTGCTGGTTGAGCAAGTTGCTGTTCGTTCACAAATCCAGTACAAACAAGAGTATTTGGCTACTCTGTTTACTTCTGACACTCTGTATGGTGTTCAGATTCTTCGTTCTGCCGCAAGCGTTAGTGCAGCTAAATCTGCATCAATGTTTGCTCTCTTAGTTCCTGCCTAATTGCAGTTGTTTCCCCCTGCCCTAGTGGTAGGGGGGCTTTTTTAACCTAATTAGGAGAAATCAAAATGGCTGCTGCTACCGCTGTTGTTTCCGCTAGAGACAACGAAACTTTCCGTGGGCTTTTCAGCGACACTTGGTCTGTTGTTGCTACGCTTGATGCTGGTTCTTTGGTTGATGGTGCGGGTGAAACCGAAACTGTTGCCGTACCCGGCGTGGCGTTGGGCGATATGGTCTTGGGTTGTTCTTTTGCCGTGGATGAAGTTGGCATGAGTGTTACTGCTTATGTTTCTGCTGCGAATGTTATTAGTATTCGTGTTCAAAACGAATCTGGTAGCACTGTTGACTTGGCATCTTGCAAGATTCGTCTTGTAGCTGCTCGAATGGTGTAAAGATAGGGGGGCTAGTCCCCCCTTTCTTATTTAAAGGGTTTTATGGCTACTTTTCGTTGTCTTCAATCAGGTAACACTGTAACTTTTACATATCAGCATGATATTGATTCTATGAAGGGTCATCAAGGATATGTGAGGATAGACGAGCCAGAAGTAACCATAGAATCAGAGACTAGGACAGATACCGCATTTCGTGCGCCTGTAATTCCAACAATCAAGCGTATGGGAAGACCCCGAAAGGTAGCAAATGTCTGAGATAGATGCTCGTGATTTTGGTCGGCTAGAGGCTCAAGTAGAGACTCTGCATGGTCAGGTGACTCAATTGAGTACCGATGTAAAAGCCTTGCTTGAACTAGCAAACAAAGGCAAAGGTGGCTTTTGGATGGGGATGACTATTGCTTCAATCATGGGCGGGGTCATTACTTTTATTGCTGATAAGCTGTGGAAATGAAAGAAGGACTCTTATCAGGCAAGGTTTGCCCACTTCCTACTCAGGATGTGACTCTTAACCTAAAGAATCGCAATAATGCTTTCAAGAACTTTGGCTATGGTGCGCCAAACCCACTTGAACCCAATGAAGCGTTTTGGCTGAAGAAAGCCAAGATGTACAACGCACCCACTGCTGTTGTCAAAACTATGCGTTGTGGAAACTGTGCGGCATTCATTCAGACACCAACAATGATGCAGTGCATCAAAGATGGATTGGAAAAGGGTAAAAGCTCACCTAATGAGCTTGACTATGATGAACAGTTTATTGAAGCTGCTGATCTAGGATTCTGCGAATTGTTTCACTTTACTTGTGCAGCACTCCGCACTTGTG